TAAGAGTGCCGAAGTCCTTGTCTCCACTAACAGCAACCATGTGCTTTTTCCCACAACACATCATGCCAATAACATCATCAGCCTCAAGGTTGTGTTTGTAATAACCATTACGTTTCTTGTAGCACCACTCCTTAACTGCCTTTATACCGAGAGGTTTTCTCTTACCTTTCCTGTTAGCTTTGTATTCTGGAAAGATATCATAACGAAAGTTACGGCTGTCAGAGAACACCATCTGGTAATCATCGGTATCTGTTTGGGTCTGGATGTAATCAATAGTCTCATCAACAATCGACTTCATCTCGTTCATGTCTGTCTGTAACGTCCATATGTCATCGTCCCATTTGATCTCTTGCTCAGACGCAAAGGCACTCCTCCAGACAACCATGTCTCCATCTATCACTGCTGTTCTTTTCTCGCTCATAAATCTTAGTGTGTCTCTGCCCAGTTGTTACCAATCTTAAAGTCTCCATCAATCGGACACTTGATGCCAAGGGTCTTCCCTGCCTTCTCCATTGCAGCTACAAAAGTTCTTCCAAGATCCTTTGCGTGTTCCTCGTCGCATGAGAACTGAACCTCATCGTGTACGTTTGCATGCATCTCGTAGGGATGTTTAGCCATCAATGCAAACTCGATAAGACTCTGCTTCATGATAACAGCACCACAACTCTGTAACAGGAAGTTGAGTAGTGAGTGTGTTGACCTTGATCTAATGACCCTGCCATCGATGCCTGTAAGATGCCCATGTTTTTTTGCAGAAGCTTCAACATCACTTAACAGTTTCTTGAACGCTGGCATCTTAGCCATAAAAGAATTTCTTAGTCTCTTTCCTTGTGGTCTTCCTCCACCAACTGACTCACCTAACCTAGTATCACTAGCACCATATATGAGTGAGTAGATAAATGTCTTAGCCTGATCTCTTGTAGGCAACCCAGCAGCATTTTGATTAACTGTATGAATGTCACCTTCTAGTATTTCTCTAACATATTTACCAGAATCATAAGGAAACAAGTAATGTCCAAGACACCTAAGTTCCAATTGTGCGCTATCGCTGCCTACAAGAACCTTTCCTTCTGGAGCAGTGAACAACTCACGACACTCCTTTCCGTACTCCGAACGTACCGCAGGAATCTGTCCGAGGTTTGGAGCATTATGTGTACACCTTCCAGTAATAGTTCCAGCAGTGTTGACTGACCCATGAATCCTTCCTTCATCTGTAACAGCGTTCAACCAAGCGTGTCTTCCTTCCGCTAACATTCCAAGACGTTTCTGTAACAACAGGTACTCAAGAAGTTTAAGAGATTCCTTTGTGTCTATCTTTCTAAGCACTCCCTCATTAATCTCTGGACGCTTGCCTTCATACGCTGCTGGCTTCCATCCAGCTTCCATAAGCCTTTCAGCAATCTGATCTCGGCTTCCTGGGTTAAATGGAATTGTCTTGGTTTTGTTTCCTGTCTTCTCTGCAAGGTCACTGATGTTTTGTTTTAGACCTGCCTTCTTTAGCTGACCCTTCAAAGCAATCTTAGTCTTGCCAATGTACTCGATGCCGTCTACCTCAACCTTCCAACCAGTAACACTCTTCATCGTCTCTACCTTTGGAGGGAACACCTCTTGCATCTCATTCTCTATCTCAACCCGACGTACCATAAGTTCCTTTGCAAGCTCCTTGGCCTTATCAACATCAAACGGAAACCCATTCATCTCTTGCACTCTGATAAGCTTTGCAAACTCATGTTCAAGAACAAGGGACTTGGGGGATGTACTGTTTTCCAGTAGATGCTTGTAGAGTGCTAACGTTGTCCTTACATCCTGGTTGCAATAGGTCTGCATCTCTGGACTAAAGTTCTCCCAGTCTTCATCTTCACCATGTGAATCTTTATGCACACCAATACGAAGACCCCAAGCTTTGAGTGAGTGAGATCCTCTCAACTTCTTAGGGAAACCTTTCTCGTATCCTCTCTTGTCATCTTCATCACCTATGTCAGGGAAAAGAACCTTTGCCATAAGCATTGTGTCTACAATTTTATTGAAGCGTATTCCATACAATCGATAGAGTGCAGGAGCATCAAAGCCTATGCCATTGTGAAAGCAAACATACTCAGATTCCTGTAGCATCTTTAAGCCCTCATCAATATTCTCTTTCATTGTATTAAACTCAAACAACTCACTTGTTGTAGGGTCTATAACTGTGAAGCAATGTAACCGATCAAGACCCTCAAGTGTCTGCCAGTTCTTTATTGCGTTCGTTTCTATGTCACTGATTAGGATGTTATATTTGTAACTCATATTAATTTTATTCTTTCTTCTATTCTCTTACTTAATGTTCTAAATGCTACCTCTACTGTTTGGGGTACGACTCCGTTTCCCAAGAGCCTAAGTCTGTCCACCCTACTGGGAGTCCCATTAGTTGCTCCACCCAGTTTGGGTTTAGGTGTTGTCCTTGGTTCTTCCCATTCGTGTTGGGGTTCTCTTGGTCTGCTAGGCCATCTTTGGCTTTTGGTTTTCCCTTCCTGTCCTTGTGTAATTTCTCCCTCTGTACTTCGTATCCGTGTACCTTCGGGTGGTTGCTCAGTCCCACTTGTCCGTAGTTTGGTTTCCCTCCTATCTTTTCCGCTTCCGATACTGTCGGAGTCGGCCAGTTCTGCATCATCACAGCCGTCTCTAATGGATGCCCTGCGTGTTGTTTTCTTGACTTTGATTTTGACTTGCTGTTCGGAGGAAGTCCTCCCCCTGATTTGACAGTCATTGTGGGCCAAGATGAACACTCTTTTCCTTTGGTGTGGTGCGCCAACTTCACTCGCTGAGAATACTCCTGCCTCTGCGATGTAACCCATGCTTTCCAAGTCTTGGAGGACATGGAGCAGAACACTTCGTCCTGTCTCTGTTTTGGAACTGATGATTCCTTCAACGTTTTCCAAGAAAACAAGTCGTGGTCTACATCTTCCGATTCCATCACTGATGTAGGGGTAGAGGTGTCTTGGGTCTTCAACTCCTTCTCGGCTTCCTGCATGGGAAAAAGGTTGGCATGGGAATCCCCCAGAGAGGATGTCAATTTGTCCAAGAAACTTTTCGTATGGGAAGGTTTTAAGATCCGTCCAGATAGGTGCTGGAGATATTTTATTCTCTTCCATCTTCGCAACCAAGTTGGCGATTGCGAAAGCTTCGATCTCCACATGAGCGACTTCGATGCAGTTTGGGAGAACTCTTCTGAGTCCAAGACCAATTCCTTCGTATCCACTGCAAAGTGAAAGGTGTCTGATATATTCTTTGGTATTATCCACATCTAAAATTCTTCTGATATTTCTGTTTCGGTTAGTCTTCCTGTTCTCTGGCAGTACTCAAGGTGACTGCAAAGTCCTGTTTCGCCACTGAATCGGTTTTTAAGAACAGACAACTTCGTGACTTTATCTTCACTCTGAAGATTCCTGGAAAGGGCTACGCAAATGTCACTTAACTGACTAAGGCTTGAGCTACCCCTAAGTGCTGATAGGTTAGGCATAATTCCGTCTTCGTACCCTCGGTTTCCTTCTGGTCGCTTTAGGTGGCTGACAAGTATAAGTGCAAAGTTACATTCCTCAACAAGCGTTCGCAGCTTTGTCAT